TCTTCGTCGTGTCCAGCTTTTTGAAGCAAGCCTTTAACTGCATCAATGTCCAGACCTTCAAATTGGCTTTTAAAATTGGTCAACTCATCAGATAAGGATCTATTCTTACCAAGAAGCTCATTGTTTTTAGCTTTAAGTCCAGAAACATGTTGTTCAACGTATTGGTCTAACTGTGCTTTGATTGCAGGATCTTCAAAATTAATGGTTGTTGAGCCTTGCCCACCAGAACCACCCTCACCCCCATCTGCACCAGCTTGATTTTGTAAAGACATTAATTGGCGTTTTAAAAATTCAGACATCTAAAATCTCCTAGAGATACCGCCTTGCGGATTTAATTGTTTGAGCCTTTGGCTTTGCTTCAGGCAATAAAAAAGCAGCCGAAGCTGCTAAGGTTTGAATTAAGTTGTTTTACATATTTCTATAAATAACTGGCTTTAATGCTTGAGATGCAATCCAAATATCGTTACGACATACAGGGCAATTCAACACATAGATAGTTTCGTTTCTATCGCTCATGACTCGCAACTCATTCTTTTGAAATTCGATAACTGAATAACACTTGCCACATGAGTCTCTATAGGTCTGCAACTCGGGCAGCACACCTCGACTAATTACTTTCATAATCCCAGCCTCTTAAACATTTCTTCATCAAGCTTTTTGAGTTCAGCAAGTGTGAATGGCTGACCTGTTAAAGGATCTACAAACTTATCCAATGAGTATTTCCCCTCTTTGAATAGTTTGTATCGTGATGGACCAAGCCAAGACTTTTGAAAAGATGCATCTTGTTTATCAAACCAGCCTTTGAAAGTTGTATTTGAATCCACAACGCCTATTTCACCCTCACCATTCACTTTATTGTTGAATGGCCGCATACCAATGGTTTTTCCTGAGTCATCAGAAACGGGAATCAGGATTGATCTACAGTTTGGGTGAAGTGGCGGCACTGGATGAGGCTCATCCTTCTTGTAAACCCTGTCTGAATAACCCATACAGATTTTAGAAGTACGGCTATCCAGTGTTGCAATGAACTTTACGTACTCAACACCAATGGACTGATATGTTTCATTCAAAGCCACATTGGACACATGACTTCGAGCAGTGCGAACCATGGTAGAAATCTGGTTTCTGCTCTGATCAAGCAAACCGTCTTGATAGTTAAGTGCTTTCTTACCCTTAATCCGCTGAACAATCTGCTGATTGGTTTGACCTTTAGATAAGCCGTCTCGAATAGTTTGCTCTACTCTCACTCGTGTATCATCGGCAATCCTCGCAAAAATAGAATCAAGTAGCACACCACCACTTAAAGGCGTTTTCTTTGCCTTGTTGAATAGAGTCTTTCCGTTTGGCTCTATTTTGCGATTAGCGATAGTTTTAGCCTGATATGTGGCTTCGTATACCGCTAGAGCAGTTGCGCTTACTGTGAAGCTCTCAAGCAACCCTGATGCAACATTTGCCTGCCAAGTCTGAACTAATGTCCTAACTTCTTTCAAAGCAGGCGTTGTGTATTGTCCTGACATTAATGCTGTCTTTTCAGCATCGCTCAAGTCATCCAACAAGTCTCTTAACTTCGAGATCATCTCATTCGAGAGAGAGTCGAATTGCGTTAAGAGATTATTGATTTCCGTTGAAGACAGTCGGTAAAGATAAGCTTGATGTGATACTAGAGCATCAAGTAGCGCCTGTTGTGACATCTGCGTTGCCATTAGCCACCCCTGCAACATATCCAGTCATAGGACTGTTGGTCATTTCAGTTTCAATGCGCTCTAACTCTTGGGAATATTCAATATCCGGGATTTTTCCTGTTCGAATATAATCCCAATAGGTTTCCATTGAGATTTTATTCCCCAATACAGCATCATAGAGCTGTTTAGCAAGATTTACATCAAAACCTAATGAGCCAAAGTCAGGCTTAACATTAAAACGGTAATCTTTATCACTAAGCCCTAACCACAATGCGCCATACTTAATGACCTGCTCAATTGCTTCAGCAGCAGTAATAACCATTCCATACAATGTCGAATACTGGTCATCTTGACGAGCTTTGCGTGCTTCGCCTGATTCAGTACCACCAATGTCCATTACACGAGCACCAGCTTCTAAAGCTGCATTCTTTTGGTCACGCATTGCAGTGCGTTTAGCTTCTATTCCTACACCTTGAATTTCGAGATATCCGCATTGCCCACCTTGTGGTAATTGCCATGCAGCCATTGGACCCGTCACACGCAAAGGCTTATCTTCATCAACACCTGAAACCCAAGGTTGAGGATGACTAGTTAAATGCAACTCTTGGAAATATTCAGCACTTAACTGGTAATACTTAATAGCCGCCTTAGCCATTGTCATTAAAGGCATTTCGTCAATTGAAGGCGTATTATTCATACTGCCAACGTAAACAACAGGAATAAACGAAAGTGTCTTATTACCTAAGCCCGGATATGTTTCTTCAATTACTGTATTGTCGTCAGCAAATAAACGCGATCTATATTTGCCATCATTAATATCTAAAGCACGGTAGAAGCATTCTTTATTATGAGCAAATTCATCTTCGGAATTATCATGAGCTTCTTTAAATACTGAAAGCGTCAAGTCTGTTCGCCCTGCAACAGTCTTTTCTTTCCAGTTAATGCCGTCTTTTGCCCAATACAAAGCAATATATGGCTTTCCTGTGTCATCAAAATCAAGCATTAAAGCACAACGTGCATAAGATAGCTGCGCCTCAACTACTCGCAAAAATAGTTGCTTCAAACCGAATCCATCAGTTGTTGCCTGCTCAAGCAATGGTTTTAACCGTGAATCTACAATATTGATATCTGGCTCAAGTTTTGACACTAGACCAATCATTGCTCTTTTAGAATCACGCACCCACTCAGGATATTCTGCGCGTTGTTTGAATGCTTCATAGATGCATTTATTCTTTGGATCTACTTCTTCAGCCATTATCATGCCTTGGGACTTTGGTAAAAGCTTTTCACCCTGCTCTTTTACACAACGTTCCCCACCCAAGGCATAATCCATAAATTCCCAATCCGGCATTGCCTTTGCATAATCCGGATGAACAGTACTAACTGTCATAATTCACCTACAGTAGTCCAATAATTGAAGTTTCTCCCACTGTCTTTTTGTTTAATGGGAACATATAAGCAACTGGATAAGTACCAGCATCATTAAGATGGTCAAAGCCTGCTTTTTTATCTGGCTGACCGTGATCATCATAGATTTGTCGTTCAAGACTTCTTGCAAACTCAGGACACTGCTTAAGGTTCACATATAGGCGTCTTTCGCCCATTGTGTTGCATAAGCGGCTATTCATTGAGTTGATACGATCTTTCACGGCAGGGTTTCTACTATTAACTTGAACCTTGAACCCAGCTTTCTTAAGTAGTGCAATATCAGTTTCACTAGCATTACTTGATTTGCGGTTATCACCAGAAGCATCTGGATAAACGATAATTTCGTGGTCCTGATATTTAGCTTTAATTGCTTCAATCATCGCTGGTGTGTCGAATAGGTCCTTAAACTCACCTACTGCATAAAGCTCTTCACCATCTCGAACGTAGACAACTGCCGCCATTTTCTGCACGTTAAAGTCCATGCCGATATGAAGTACGTCACCTTCTTTTACAACCTTTTCAGTGCAGTTAAAGGTGCGCTCAAAGCAGTAATAAATAACACCTTGATAAGTCTCAAAGCTTGCTTCGTATTCTTGGCGAAAGGTCTTTGGGTCCATCTTGCGACGAGCTACGTCAATTTCGCTTTCTGGAATGTTCCCACCTTGCAATGATGTATAGATCCAACTCTTATGATCAGGCTCTCGTCCATTTTGACCATCCATCCAAGTGTCATAGCAGTGGTTATACCCCTTTGGAGTCCCAATCCTTAGAACATTGCCACCAACCCGCTGCACGCCATTAACGGTATATTTGCAAGTTGAAAGCATTGGGCGAAGCACTTCTTCCCATGCAGCCCATTTACAGTCAGCCCATTCATCAATAATTAAGAAAAATAAACCAGAGCCACGAAGGTCATCATAGTTGTCCAAGCCCACAACACGAATTACATGACCAGTTTTTAAAGTGATAGTACATTCAGTTTCGTTAGGCTTGCCAAAGCGCCAAGAAGGCGGAATTGCTTGTTTTAATCTTTTCCAGAATACGCGCTTAGCCTGTTTAAAGGTTGGTGCTGCGTACCAGATTTCATCCTCTACAGATACATTCCACTTTTGAGCCAGTCTTGCAGCTCTTCGCATCTCCGCTTTTGCTAAGAATGTTTTGCCAAATCGACGCCCACACACTGCATCTCTAAAACGTGCTTCAGGTTGCCAGCCCCATACATAAATATTTGCCTGTTTTGGCGTAAGTTCTACTGCTCCTTCAGGACTAAAGGATAGGTTCATTCGGCAATTCCTCGTCTGGTTTTAGATCAAGGCGATAATCTTCTTCTGGTGGTTTATCCTTAGGCGGATTAACTCGGCGTTTAATTTCTTCAAGTTCAAGCTTCTTAATTTCAAGCTCAATTTGTGCCTTTTCAGACATTGAGTCTTTTTGATCTGACTTGCTTTCTTCTCTTGCTAATTTAATTAAGCTCTGCCTTAGCTGAACGTTTTTACCAGCCTTCTCATAAATCTTCTGAAGCTCTTTAAGCCGGTAGGCTTTATTAGCTAGCGGGATGTCATAAACATTCTTTTTAAAGTCTTCTCTGGTTTTATTAAATAACGCAGTCAATTTCTTACTTAATGCTCTACATGTTGCTTTTGTAGGATCGTAAGAAGCTACCTGCTGACGAGTTAATTCGATGTTAAATTCTTCTCTTACGGCTTCTACAACTTGTTGAGGGGTATCAAAGCAAGCAAGAGACTGAACTATAAAGATTTTCACAGGCTCTTTTAGTGTTGCCATAACTTCCCCTTCGTAAAACTACGTAAGACTAAATAGGCAAAAAAATTAAGCCAACTTCAATAGACACGTTCCACATGCATGAGCAATACTAGCCCTAGATATAATCGGACCATCATTCGCAAGCTCCACCATAGTTTGTACATCTTTAGACATTCCATAGCGCTTAACTACACCGTGGAATTCTTCTACATCATGTCCACGCATTTGTAGGACTGCATTATTGTCAGCGTCATAACACGGACCCATTGAGCTATGCTTGTGAGCTAAGTGATATAACTCATGCTCAACCAAAGCCATAAAGTCTTCATCTGAACAGTCAGTGCAATATCGAGCATCAAGAGTAATTAGTGCTTTTGGCAATTCACCAAACCATTTAATCATTTGAGCCTCTTGGCGGTCTTTCTGCCAACCACTAGCTCTAAATGCCACTATCTCTGCTTGTCCGTGAATATCTCGACCTTGTTTTGCAAATCCACATTCAGCCCAAAGGAACTTAACGCCCGAATGCTCTATTAGATGCTCATGTTCTTCGTTATAAAGTTTGCTTTCGGGATTTAAGATTCCTTGATGGAGCCAATTAGTAATTTCAGGGGCTGGGCAGAAGTTCATAGACATGTCTTCACTAAGTTCTAAAACCCATTCAGGCGGATAAGGTCTTTTCATAAATCTCACCCATTAAAAAACCCTCCGAAGAGGGCTTATAACTACTTAACTATTGGCTTTATCTATTGCTTCAATGAAAGCCTTAAGCTCATCTTGTTTTTCAAACTCTAGGATTTGCGACAATCCATTATCAAAAATAATCTTAACTCGATTTGAGTGCTCTGGATTTGCCTCATACCAAGTGATCTTCTTCGCATTGATGTGCTTATTATCAACCTTTAAAAACATTGCTTTTCCTTGTTGTAATGATTAAAGAAAAAATAATATATCTTAGCTGCTTAACTATTCCAACACATACTTAAGATCATCAGGCGTTTCCAAATAACACCCTTGTTTATTGCAGAATGCATGAATGTCGTTTAGGTATTCAGTGAATTGAGCTGTACTTGCGTCTGTCGTGCTCATTAACTCACAAAGTCCATCAGCTACTTGTTGATAGGCTGGATGTTTAGAATCCTTCAACTCTCTAACAGCCTTGAATGTTTTCTTGTATTGACCAACGTCATCACGATCATAGATTTTTGATAGGAAGTTCTTCTTAAAGAACAGATGCTCGTAGTCTTTGTCTGTTCCCTGCTTCTTGGCCCATTGATTAAGCCACATCCAGTACAAACGGTTTTGAGCTTTTGAACGATCTTTCTCCTGAGGTGCAATCAATACGACTAAAGGCTTCCCTTCACTCGCTGCTTTAGCATGATTAGAATTTAGATACCCAATTACATAGTTGATGTCAGAATGGTTTTTGATGACGAATCTAGGTTCCATTTTGACCTCGCAATAAAAAACCACCCTTAAGGTGGTTCTCGTTATTCTCCAGTTAGTGCTTTCTGGAATGCTTTATTGATCTTCTCTTTAACTTCTTGATCGAGATTTGCTTCATATATCAAAATCATTCGTGCATGATTAAATTCATATGAAGTTCTGTCATAGTCAGTACTACTTAAATAGTGGTCCAGCTGATCACTTTTACTAACGCCAGAGAATCCAAAGCCATTTTCATTAACAGTAGCTTTAACGTAGTCACTTATTTTCATTTTTAATGCCAAATTATCAAGAACATTCAATATATCAAAAAACATCCTGCTCTTTAAGCTCACTAATAAGAGCCGCCTTACCTAACATGCGCTCTCTAGATAGCGTTTCTTTCTTGGTTTGGCGACCCATTCCACGTCCGCCACCTTTATTCCCAACTCTTTTAGACCAATACTCATAGTCACAATTTTGAGGCTTACTGCCTTTTCGAGTCCTACTCATCAAAAAACATCCCCATCTTTAATATTAAGCATCCGCTCTGTTTTCTCTAACCAACCATCGAATAGAGCTTCCGATTCTTGTCTTGAGCCTAATTGGTAGGTGTCGAATAGGTAATGGCACTTATGGCATAATGGCACTGTAAACTCATCTGAGGCTTTTATCCCTTTACCCTTGCCATGCTTGCCAGAATTAGAATGAGCTGCTTGTGAGTGAGGATAGCCGCATCTAACGCATGGTAATTTTCTTATTGCAGCCAGTCGCTTTGCATCACGCATTTTTAAGGTTCTGTTTGATGTTAGCAATCTGCACATCAATATCTCTAATTCGACGTTTACAGTCTTGCTTGAACTGATGTGTCGCATTGAGATGATTCAAATTCTCAAGATTAAACCGATCTTTGTAGAGTAAATCTAAATTCTTCTTCGCTTCGATTGTGTCCATAGACTCACCAATCAGACCACGGGTTTAAAGGACGGCTTCTGTTTTTATGAAACTTCCATGCCTTGTAGTCTTGATACCATTTAATTAGATAACAAACAGGAATGGTTAAGAACATGACAACAAGAACGATAAAAGCAGCCATTGTCTTCTCCAAAAAAGAAAACCCCGTCAAACGACAGGGCTACAAACACTTAATCTTTCCACACTTTCTGCATTCTTTCTGATTGAACATGTCGGATTCATATTCCCAAACATGAAAACAGAATACTTGCCTGATGATTCGGAGCATGTGAACCTCCAAAAAAATAGCCCTACGTTTAAGCATCGACTAGAAATCCAGTCCAGCACATCGGAATCCAATGTTCTAAGCTCGTAGGGCATAAAAGCAAAAAGCCCATCGGATGATGAGCTTTTAAAATTGGTGAGAACCCTTGAGGCTTACAGACTATTTCACTCTAGGGCATATTTAATCTCGATCGGCGAAAGACGCTGTAAGAATCCATCACCTAGTGGCACCTTACTTACACTTCGCACCACTCTAACATAAATATGCCACATGCCTTGTACAAGGTCAAGTTCTATACCTATTTGTATTTAATAAAACTATAACGGCAGTGAATTGCAGCTAAACCACATTTAACATCTGCTCTAGCATCATTTTGGGAATAGACAACAACCATATCTCCAACTGGATTCATTTGAGTTACAACCATTTCTGACCAAGAGTTGTTATAGAAGTATCTTTTGATTACAGCATCCAACCACTCATCTAACACTTCTGACTGACCTTGCATGTCAAGAATGAGCCTCTGAACTGCACGCGCTTCATTGTCTGTGATTTCACATGTTATACGCCCACGACCTTTAGGGATAACTGGATCATCTGAACACAGCCAATCAGCCATGATCTGCTCTTTGCCTTTCACTTCTTGCTTACGCTTTTTGGCAGCCTGATCCATAGCGACAGCAATCGGGTTTATGCTCTTTCCACAAGTTCCAGAATTTGAGTACATCCAAGCCCCAAATTGATAAAGCCATTCTTCTAGACTGTATTTAGTCCAGTCCGTTGTTTGCATAATGTGATTTACTGCCGCATTCATACCGTCACCCTAAATCATTAAGTATTTTTTAATTTCATCTATGGCTTCATCTGCACCGAAGCAGACTTTGCACATGTAACCTTGTTCTTCTAAGCGTTGAATCATGAGCCTTTGACTTGGTTGTAACTTCCCTTTCTTTGACTTCAATTCAATCCAAAGCCCGTGTATCTCACCATTTGGAACAATTAGCTGAAGGTCTGGAACACCAGCCTTTACGCCTAACTTCTTGAACTTTGCAGCTTCAATTATGTTTCTTGAGCCACCATTAGGAATATGGAATAAGTAATCACTCAAACGACCTGACCCATATTTCACACGATGCGCCCAACTCATGAGCGTCATCTGTTCTTGATCTTCTGTTGGCACTCTATTGAATCTCTTTGAACGAGCTGCCTTCAGTGACTGGACCCTTTGAGCCTCTTTGAATGTGGTCATTCTTCACCAACCCTTTCCAAAATTGTTTGGATTGCTTTAATTGTCATTTGGTGATTTTCACTAGGAACAACGAATAAACTTGCTATAGATTCACACTTGCGCCTGTACTTTTCAGCTCGTGCTGCATGATGTTTGTATTTCTTATCAAGCATCTCATTAAACTCAAGCAACTCAGCGTGTTCTTGCTGAAGCTGCTCAAGTGTCATGTTCATGTAGTCACTCATCAAAACCACCCTTGAGCGCTTGCTCTCCAACCAATTCATACTTGTTTGCGCCACATCCAAAGCAATGTAGAAGTGCATAACCATCTTTATCAGAAACTATTGCCTGCCATGGCTCTTTGCCACATTGTTTACACATGCCATTTATCATCGCTGCAATAGATTTCCCTTTCCATGCACCTAATTCTTGCTCAAGGAATTGCACCCGCTTTTGCAGCTTCAGCATGTTTATGCCTTGCTGGGTGTATAAGGTTTGCAGCTCGTCGCGCTCTTGCTTGATCTTTTTAAAGTGAACTTCATGACCAATCACTTCACCGTGATGAGATGCTTTAAGCTCCTCCACTTTCGCTTGCTGGTGCTGCCATACAACCCACTTAGACTGATACGTAGAAGCTGTGGCATCTGCAACATATGGGCAATAGTACCTATTTGCTTTTTCATCAAACTCAATCCAATGTGCAGGGATCGGAAAGGCCTTTTGAAACTCTTCTCTACACTTATCCATCTCAAACATCCTTTGATTTACACAGCGGGCTGATGTGGTTTTCTGGTTTGTCTAGGGTTTCTAATTCCCTCGGATTCGATGGTTTATCAATGCGGTGGCCTGCTGCTATTTCTTCGGGGGTGGCATGACGAACGCAATATTCTGGCCATCCTCCCCCATCAAGAACTTGATAAACTTTTGTTCCTACAATATTTCGCCCAATAGAAAATATGCGAAATAGTTGATTAATCGAAAATCTATCTTTTAAAACAAAGTGTGATCCAGCTTTAAACTCAGTCATGGCTGGCTCCCCACATAAACTGGCACTTGTTGAAAATCACACCGCGCACTTGTTCGATCTGTTTCGTGACGTAGTTTTTGCTTTTCACAAATTGACTGAGTTGCATATTGAAGCTGGTATGTTCACTCGGTGGCACTACCAACCATCTGGTGTTGGGTCACAGTGAGAACCCATACGGTAATAAACTTAATCATCCCCGCCTCCGTATATTGATTCGTGGTCTGCCATTGCTTGCTTGTAACGTTTAGTCATGCTTTCAGCTTTGAACTCTTCAATCTTCCCTGCACGTCTAAGCTTGATATACAAGCATGCAGCCGCTCTTGTCTCGGTTGTTTTTAACCCATGGTTGTAAGCGCAGCGTAGTGCCATCATTTCTTTGTAATTCATCTGCCTAACTCCACCATGTTCAAAACAGAAACTTCCATTTCAGCAAGCACGTAATTTTTTAATTCGTGGTAGGTGTTGTTTTTGAATGCCTCATGTACTTCTTTAACCACGATCATGTCGAAGTAAGGTCGGTTTCTTTTTTCCGCGATTGTGATTAATCGGAATTTAATTTCAGTTAGAGTCACGCTGCACCTCTCTCTTCCACTGGAAATGACATGCCTACGAAACGGCAGATATCTAAGCGGTCCTGAACATTTACAGATCCACGCTTGCCGTGACGGTTTTTAGCAATGATTAATTCAGTTACACCTGTAGGTGCATTTGTCTCTTTTTCGAGTAATGGGTGGACCATGATAATTTGGTCTGCATCCTGTTCAATTTGACCTGAGTCTTTAAGGTCGCTTGCAACAGGTTTATGTCCTTCTGCTGCTCGGTTGAGTTGAGCTAATGCAATTACTGGACAATCAAACTCTTTAGCCATAGCTTTTAAATCACGGCTAATTGATGCAACTTCTTGAACGCGATCTTTTTTAGATGGGTCACGGATTAAACCCAAGTAGTCCACGATGATGCAGCCTAGAGCCTTGTATTTACGTTTTGCTTTACGCGCATAGCTTTGGATTTCAGAAATTGTTGGCTTCTGCTTCTCTTCAATAAAAATTGGAAGGTTGCGGAACTGAGCTATCGTGCCAGTAAGCTTTTCAAACATCCCGTCATAAATTTCCCCGTTGTGAAGATTGTTATATGGGATATGCCCTAATGCTGAGATCATGCGGTTGGTTAGGGTTGGTGTGTCCATCTCAGCAGAGATAAATAAAACAGGCATGTTGTAGCGCTTAGCAGTTTGCATTGCACACATCTGCGCGAGTGTTGACTTGCCACTACCCGGACGACCACCAATAACACAAAAATGTCCTTTCTCGATTGTGCCAAGAAGGTTATCTAAGTGAGGAATATTAAATTGAACTCCAATAAACCCTTTTTCTTCCTTCTGGGCGATTTTCTTCTCGAAACGTTCTAAAGTTTTTTCTAAGGCTTGATTGAAATCAAAACCAGTTTGCTTCTGTTCGATAGAGCTACTTGATGTGCTGAATAGGTTCTCAGCTTCAAGGTAAATATCACTTACTGTTAAGTCTTTTGCCCGTCCAGCAATGGCAAGTCCAATGCCTTCAACTTCACGGTGATTTTTTAACTTTGTTAATTCAGCAACAAAGTATTCAAGGTGATGCACACTACCTATAGCGCTGTTTAGTTGAATTAAATATTCTTCACCGCCGATATCGTTTAGCAGATTTCTTTCTTGAAGATGCTTGCCAACGAATACTGCGTCATACGGCATATCAGCATTTGATAACTCAACAATGGCGCGATAAATGATTTTGTGTCGTCCAGCGAAGAAATGTTCCTCAGTCAAATCGTTTGCAACTACTTCAAGTGAGTTGCTTGTTGTCATGAGTGCAACAAGAACACTCTGCTCAATAGAAATATTTTGGATATCAGAACTCATTACCAATCTCCATAATTAAGATCAGCATTTTTCATATCTGCTGGTGTTTGTTGTTGTGCAGAACCATTCAAAGTTTCAAATGCTGGCTTCCAGTTGTAACGACTAGCAAACCCAATCCACGATTCACTCAAAACAATACGAGCTGCATCATTAGTTGAAATCCCTGCATTGCAGCTTTCGTGGTAATGCTTGATCACAGCATCAAGAGTTAATGGTTTTTTAAGGGTCTTACGGTATTCATTGAATCGTTTAGCAACCTCAAGATCTAAACCGATAGCGACAAGAGCTTCACATGGTTTCTTCCCTTTCAAGATTTTTTCAAGCTCAGCCGTGCTTAACTTACTATCTGTAGTAATCTCTGTAGTATTCTCTGTATATGTGTCACCCTCC